TGTTAGATTTTTCCTAAATTAAACCATACTGTTCAGCCCAATTGTAGAATGTGGCGGTGCTTATGCCGATGTCTCGACATATCCTGCTGACGCTATCGCCACGATTAATCCTTTCTGCAAGCAATTGTTGTACGGGTTTGCCGAATTTTTCCTGAAGCTCTCGTTTTCGTTTTGAAAGTTCTCGATTCATGACTCTTGTCGTCTGGCTGGCTTGAATTTTTGATAAGCCCAAGACCACATCTGCACCGGGAATTGGGTCTAGTCCTTCAAGTTCACGAATCTCGTTTATTGTAAGCCAGTTTGTTTTAAGCATTAGACTTCGGGTCTTGTCAAGTTCAGTAGCTGCTTGGTCTCGCGGATTTATTTCAAAGGCACCTATCCAATTGATTTTATAGTCTTTAACCGTAGTTTCGATCTGTCCTATCCTAATCAGCTCATCAATTAAGTGTCTCACACCTGGTTCATAACGTGATTGACAGTCAGAAATCAGCTTAAAATATTCACGTTCGTTGACTTCGCTGCCAGCCAGTTGGCCAGCTTGTGCGCCTCTTAGAATTGCCATGGGGATGCTGGTTCCCGCGCTGATGTTCTCCATGATGGGTGCATAATAGGGTTCTGGGTCTAGGGCTCTTCCTGCTAGTCCTTTAAACTCGATTTCTTGCTTCTCGTTTTTGAACATGCTTGTGCGAGCGGTTAAGGGTCCCCAAGTTCTGCTCCATTCTTCCAGCTCTTCTTTTCCTGCTCCCTCAATTGTGACAACTGGGAAGCCGCTTCCGTAGCGGTACATGGTTTGTCCCATGCCCCAACGGATGTTCCGAAGGTTGGTGAGGTCGTCCCAGACTGGCTCTAGGACGCTTATTCCCTTGTAGCCGGGTTCAAGCTTGCGAGTTGCAAAATGAATCACTCGACTGTGGTGGACCTCAACGCTTTCGCTTTCCGATTGCATCACTGTGTAGATTTCGGGTTCTCCAAATCGAGGGCTTTCTCTGTTTTTGTCAACTCTCACCTTCTGGATTTGTGGTGGACCGTAAGCTTCTAAATCTGCAATTTCTGTTGCATCCAAAACTGGGCTCCTGAGGTCTTCTCCCTTGTCCCGATAACCGATAATGATAATTGACCATCCATAGGCGCGTTCGTAAACAGCTGCTTGTGTGAAAACGTCTTTGGCATTGAGCTCAAAAATAACCTTCTGCACGGCTTCATTGAACTTTTCCTTGTCTTCTTCCTCTTCTATCGGCTCAACCTCAAACCAATTGTCATAGATGTCGTGAGCAACAGTGAAAACAATCCTATGGGCGACTGGTTCCCTCCTCACCGCAAAGGTGATGTCTTGATCAGTGATCTTCTCTCCAAATGCAGCGCCTAAGCCAGTTGACAACCGCGGTATTCCTATGCTGCTTTGCTCTTGGTCTGCAGTTCTCTGAGGCAGAGCATCGCCAACGAAACGCACTAGTGTCTTTGCCAAGATCGTTTTGATGCGGCTAGCCACTTTTTTGCGCCTCCTTGGCTTCCCGCAGTATCTGCCGTATGGTCTCTTGGATGCTGCCAACGCCTCGCCTTTTCTGCTCGTTCAAAAGCCATTCATACAACTCGGCACTGACGCTCTGATGAAACATGGGCAAGCCAACAACACCAACAACTATGTAAAACCCAAAAAATAAAAGAAAATCTGAACAAGCACGTTAAGAAAAAGCGGTGTTTAGTTTTCTTTGTAGTAGCTCAATCCAGCTGTGACACCTGTTGTTATGGCGAACCATATGATGGTTGCCGTAATGTTCCCTTGGCTGACGATGTATGCCAGGCCCACAGATATGCCGTTGAAGATGGCGAGAACTGCTGAGAGCTTTGGCTTGAACTGAAATCCCATTGGTTCACCTCCTTTAATGCCCACACGATCACTGAGAACCAGCTTGTTTTTAACAAAATCTGAACATGAAGTTTAATGAAAGATGAATGCGTCGCGGTCGCCCTTTGGTTCACCTCTGCTGGCATGTAACGCTAATGCGATACTCCAGAACACGTCGTCGTGTGTGCCTTCAGGATGGCTGAAGGCTATGCCTCCTGTCTTGCGCAGTTCAAATCGTTCTACGTTGAGCTCTGCCATGAGGTCTATATCACGGCTTGAATATCTCACTGGCACGTAGGCGATTTTGAAAACTCCGTCAAGCATTCGTTGCTTAAGATTTGTAGCGAGCTTTTCTTTCGTGGGCTGCGTGAACTTTACGCCTTCAACTTGCTGGATTCCAGCGTTTTTCATGTCCTCTACGATGTAGTCGCCAACGCCTGTCATGTCTACGCTGACCTTGTGTATGGTTCTCCATCGGTCGCATAGGGTTTTGATGTAGCCTATGACGCTTGCATAGGCTGTCTTCAAGGCGAAGCGTTTGATATGTACCAGCTTAAGGGTGTTTCTGTCTCGTTGAACCACGGTAACAACGCTGTAGTCGCGGTATTTTCCGAGGTCGACGCCCATGAAAAAGTCGCCTTTCGCGTGTTCCTCAAAGTCGATGTAGTTTAGCGCTTGGTCGATGCAGCTTGTGATTAAGGCTTGTGGAAGCCAGACGCTTTCGTCTTCAGCCCATTCGGCTTCCATTTCTCGTTTCCAACGCCAAGGGTCTCCTCGAAACTGTCTCCGAATCTTCTTGAGTATCGACTTTTTCAATGGTCCGTTTGGTTCAACGGCGTCTTGCCATGTTACGTGGCTTCGCTTAAAATCCTTGTAGTCTTTGTGGTTGAAAATCTTATAGAAAATGGAGTCTGTGGACCAGGGCGTGCTGGAACAGATGAATTTTCCGTTTGTCGTGCTTAGGGTGAAGAGTATGGCGTCGTACATTTCTTCGTCGTTTGGGATGAAGTTCATTTCGTCGCAGTAGACGATGTGAAGTGTGGGTCCTCGTATGGTGTCTGGGTTGTTGGGGAAAGCTTCGATGATGGATCCGTTGGAGAGACGCACTATGGTTCTCTGAGGTTTGTGATAGACTGCTTTAGGTAGTTTCCACAGAAAGGAGTTTATGCGGCGTATGATAAGCTTGGTTTGGCGCCAGGAGGGTCCCACCACACCTATATAGGTGTCATCGTTGAGGAGGGCGTAGTGTAGGAGCAACGCGGCTATTATGTGGCTTTTGCCGCTTTGGCGACACCAGCGTGCAGCCACGAATTGGTTTTCCTTGAAAAAGTTGGTGAGTTGAATCTGATATTTGGTAGGTTTGAATCCTAAGTTTTTTTCGAAAAATTCGATGGGGTCAGGAGGAAATTGGAAACGCATTAAACGCTTGAGCCTTCTTCGAATTTGGTTAAGTTGTCTTTCCACGGTTGCGCTCAAGCTTCTCGACCATCTGTTTCAGCTCTTCGAGTTTTTCCTTGATTTTCATCACGTCGTATTCCTTAGTTATGCTGTTGATAGTTTGGCTGATGTATGCCGCCAAGCGAGCCCAGTTTCTATGCTCCTTTGTGAGTCTTCCTCCCTTCTTGATTTTTGTGGCTTGGTCGTGGGCTAGTTCTGCGAGAACCTTTAAGTCCAAAATTAGCTCGCCGCGAATCCTTTGGGTGTCGCCGTTAAACTTCTTTGTGATCTTTCTGATTTTTCGTGAAAGAGCTTTGATACCCCCTCTAGGTTTCAGCATTCTACCTTTATTAGTATCCAAATATGATCACGCCTTTTGGCTGATGAAAACTCCGAGGATGGTTCCTATGAGCGTCGTTATGGCTGAGAAGATTTCGCTGTTCCAAGCGCCGAGAAAAGCCATGTGGGCAACTTCGATTATGACCAAACCGATTAAAGCTGCAATGGCAAAGACAATGCTTAAAACAAGTCTTTCGCTGGGAGGAACCTCAATGCGCTGAAGCTTCTTGCGCTTACCCGTTTGTAGCCAAACGGTCTTAGTGAACGCGCTTCTTATTTTGTCCCTCAGCATAGGCCCAGCCGTCTTTTCCCCTGAGTTTCTTTAGGCTGACAGCAACAAACTTCTTCAAAACCCGCTTGGTTTCAGGGTCAAGCCTATCCTTGGCGAGAACAGTTATGCCCTCAATCATCCCGACCGGAATGACATTGTAATGATAAGCCTTGGCATCGTCAATAATTTCCTTAGCAATAACCACATGCTTCGTTCGCTTACCTTTTAAGCCCAAAAAATAGCCGACACTACGCACGGGAGTGTCAAAACCAGAATGACGCTCTCCAGCAAAACGTCCAGTCGACTCACTGGCGTCTAACCACTCAACCTCAATGAGGTCGCCAAACTGCAACGAATCAATTACTTCTGAAACCATCAAGATACATCGAAGATGATGAGCTCATGCACGTTTTTAAGCAAATTTGAACGCCAAAACCAATTAACTAAATAATTAAAGAAAGGAAGAAGTGAGCTGAACTCAGCTTCATTGCGACTTCCGTATATCTTATATGCTGATGTGACACCATGTATTTTTCAGTAGTTTGTCTGAGGAGATTGAATGAGCGAGCGTCCTATCACCTATACAAGGAAGGTAGCTAAGAGCGGAAACAGCTTCTTAATGCGCATACCTAAAGACATTGTAAATCTTCTGGGGATCGATGAGAACACCTTTGTTGAGGTTACTTTGAGGGTTGTGGGAAAGAATAAGCAGGAGGTTGAAAATGTTAAGAACCGATAGAGAAAACAGGTCCGAGTTGACCGACGTGATGAAGTATGTCGCTTCTTTTCAACGAGTTGGGGCAATCTATGAAGAGACGATCACGTTGTTAAGTCAGTTTGCTCGTGAGAGGGACTGGAACGTTGTTAAGGAAAAGGTTTTTCAGGAGAACCTTTTAAAGAAAAGCTCTTCCGCTTGGATTAAAGACATTCTTGGAGCAGTTGAGCGTAGGTTCTTTACTGGTAAAGGCTTGTTGCCCAATAGCAGGCAGATATCAAAATTTGTGTCTAGCAATGTTTCTAAATCTTCGAAAGTCCAGGCGCTTTATCAGTATATTTGTAATTCTGACCTCTTGGTGGACCGTTTGATCACTGGACTTGTTGGTCCTCCACTCTTGAAATATGGGATTTCCAAGTTGTCTAAGGAAATGTACTATAAGTTTTTGAAAGAAGAGGC